GGAAGGAGTCATATTTGAAGTTTGACCATGAAAAGAAAGAAGTGTGGGTCCACCCATTGTTGCAACAACAAGTGGACGAGATTGGGCGAACTCTTGATGAGGGTTGCGTGTACGTTCCGATGTGTACGCACTCTCTGAAAGATGAGCCCATTAGCCATATTAAAGCGGAAAACAGAAATGTGCGCGTGTTTAACTGCATGCCTGCTGCCTTTAATTTTTGGCTTAAGAAGTATGTTGCTGCGATTGATGTCTTTATGAGGGCTCATCGAGAGTTTTTCGAGAGTGCGTGTGGACTAAATGTGTTATCACATGAGCAGCTTGCTCGTGTTGTAGAACATATGTTATTCTATTCTCGTAAGAGACATGGAGACGGGGACTATACGACTTATGATTTTAAACAGTCGACAGTTGCCCGTATTTCTGAGATCGCGGTTTGGGAGAAAGCCGGCTTGTGTGCTGGATACTCCGATCGTGATCGTCAAAGGCTTGTGCTCCTGATTTGGGGGACTGTAATCACTTTGAGATTCATTAAAAATGATATCTTTGTGGTTGTGTTCGCTAATCCATCTGGAGCACTTGTTACCCTTATTACCAATGGGATAACCAATTCTTTGAGTTTTCGCTATTGCTACTACGCTGAATGGTGTGAGCGTGAGAAGCTTAGAATTGTTCTTTGGTCCATTGTGAAAGAGGCTTGCCCTAGGTTTAGAGCTTTGGTTGGCTTGTTGACTATGGGTGATGACAACTGGTATTCGGTGTGTGTGATGTGCGATTGGCTTTGCCATGAAGTCTTGACGAGACGCATGGAGGAAATAGGCCATATTTACACGACAGCCGATAAGGTGTCAGGAGGAGTCGTTCCTTGGAAGGATGTTAGTGAAATATCGTTCTTGAAGAGGAAGGTGAGGCGGATCAACGGTCTGTGGCAAGCTCGTTTGGAGTTGAAGAGTCTTGTTAAGATGTTGGTAGCTTGCAAGAAGAGCGAGCTTTCCGCCTTGGACCATGCTGCTGTGCTGGTCACAAATGTCAATTCTGAGCTGTACTTCCA